TCTGGGACAAGTATTCTTAGTGCAAGGAATACTTGCAAAATAAATAGGAGGGCTAAGACCCTCCTTTTTTCATGGCTGTAAATAGTACAACCGAAATTGAATCGCGTCTTAGGGCAGCAGGATACACGCGATTTAAAGACAGAACCAGAACTAGGGTATGTGTTCTTGCAGATGGAGATCGTGTTGCGATTCTACGAGCTATAGAATCTCTCTTCTTTGAAGATGGTGCCACATATAATCCAGACTACAGAACTCCAGTAGTGAGGAGAGGTAACAGAACAACTGGTGGTAATCAAGTTTCTAGTCTTGGAGTAGTACAGGTTGGAGACTTTCTTGTTTATACTGCACCTGCCAGTAGACAAGGTGGTGGATCTGCTGGTCTTGGAAACGAAAATAATTTGATTGCATGTATTAACAATCACCTTGTTCGTGGAACTGGAACAAATGAAAGTATTAGCATTGCACTAGTTCAAGGATCCAGATCTGTTGTTATCAATGATGTAATTCGTGCAGATTCTGTTGGAACCCAGACCGCAGGTAGAGCCAAATCTGATGTTAATTTGGTCAAGGCTGATGGAACTGTTTTTCCAATCTCACTAAAACAGAACAATGCACAAATGTGGGAATCTGCTGATACTTTGTTTGGTAATAGAGCTAAAGATGTATTAAGTCAACTATCAAGAACTGGTAGAATTCAACTATCGAGAAATGCATCTGGTGATGTTATTTTTGGTAATGGTGTAAGCGGTGTTGCAATTCCAACAACGGATGATGAAGCTACCAACGTTATCTTTGGATCGGACATTCTTGCGAATGGTGGTGCTGTATTAAAACAGACTTTCATGAGTGCTCAAAGTCCTAACTGTAGTTGGGATCCAGTTAGTCAAACTCTTACAATCACTGGAACGAAACTGTATACACAACTCAGTCAGGTGCGAGGGACTGATGAGGAACCAGTCATCCTGATCCGTAGGGACAGTAGCCGTCAGGCAGGTCTGGGACGAGACAGAAACTGGAAGGGGCTCAGGGTCCTGGTCGTGTACAGGTCCAGAATTACAGGTGGTGTACGCCGCTTTACAAGAGAGGAGTTTCGAGGTATCCTATAGATATGGCTAAGAACACACACCTAGAACACCTTGAAGACGACATCCTCAACCAGGGGACGGAAGGTGGTTTCAATGCAATCAAGTTCCTTCGTGAACTGGGAGACATGCTCACTCGTCCCCAGTCCAACGTCAGGGTGACAACAAAGTGGGATGGTGCTCCCGCAATCATCTGTGGTAAAGATCCAGTCTCGCAACGGTTCTTTGTTGGAACCAAGTCTGTCTTTGCCAAGACTGCACCCAAAGTCATCTACAGTGAGGCTGATGCTGACCGCATGTATGAAGGTCAGTTGGCTCAAAAACTGAAAGATGCATACAAATATCTCTCACAACTCCCCATCCAAGGAGTTCTTCAGGGAGATCTTTTGTACACCAATGACAAAGATACCCGTCTGGTGAATGGAGAACAGTCAATTGTTTTCCAACCAAACACGATTGTTTATGCAGTTCCAACCAACTCTGCGTTAGGTGCAAAGGTTGCACGTTCTAAGTTGGGTATCGTTTTTCACACCACCTACACTGGTCCCACTCTTGCAGACATGAACGCACAGTTCGGTGCAAATGTCAAAAGTCTTCAGGGTAATGCAGATGTAATGGTGTTCAGCTCTGATTTCACTGATGCAACTGGTGTTGCGAAGATGGATCAGGTTGAGAAACGTAAGTTTGATGCATTGGTTAATCGTGCAGAGGGATCACTCAAACAAGCCAGTGCATTCCTTGATGTACTTGGTTCTTATGGACAGAGTAAGTTCATGATGAATGTGTTGTTCAAACAGTTCTTCAACTCTTACATTCGTCAGGGTAGACCAATTCGCAATGCACAAGACGTTGTTCAAGACTTCAAAGCTTTCTATGCAAGTGTTTTGAACAAAGAGATTGCATCAAAGAAGACGAAATCGGCCCAAGATAAATATTTACAAATGCGAACAGACGGACTCAAGTTCTTGCAACAGAACGAAAAGTCCATCTACTTCACAGTTGCCTCCTACATGAATTTGATTGAGGCAAAGAACTTTATTATTCGTAAACTTGAGAGGGTTCAAACTTTGGGAACCTTCCTCCGCACGGAGAACGGATACAAAGTCACGGCTCCAGAAGGATTTGTGGCCATTCGTTCGGGTAATGCACTCAAGTTAGTTGATAGACTAGAGTTCTCAAGAGCCAACTTCACCGCCGATAAGAACTGGGACAAAGCATGAGTTTTTTCAATCGCGTTAAAACTATTCTTGAGGCCGCAACTCAGGCATCTGAGAAGGCCAAACAGATGGGTCTTAAGAGTGATGGTCATGGTGATTACTATGACAAAGAAGGTAAGTTGGTTGCCAAGACTGTTGGTGGTAACTTGAAGTTCTTTGGTAACCGTCCTACCGCAGGTCAACCAATGACTGATGCGGCTGCCAAGATGGTTCCAGAACCACAAAAGAAACCAGAACAAAAGAAACCAGAACCAGAGAAGACAAAGAAAACTGGTGAGACCATCACTGTAGGATTTGGTCGTTTCAATCCTCCTACCGTTGGTCACGAAAAACTTCTCAACACCATTAGTCAAACTGCTGGTAAGGGTGGTCAGTATCGTATCTACCCATCCCGTAGTGAAGATGCAAAGAAGAACCCACTCCCTGCTGGTGAGAAGGTTCAGTACATGCGTAAGGCTTTTCCTCAACATGCAAATGCGATTGTTGATGATGAGAAGACTAGAAACATTTTTGACGTATTGAAGGCTGCAGATGCAAAAGGATACTCCTCTGTCAATATTGTGGTTGGTTCAGATCGGGTCAAGGAGTTTGAAAACCTTGCGAACAAATACAACGGACAGTTATACAATTTTGACAAAATTAACATTGTCTCAGCCGGCGAAAGAAATGCCGATGCCGAAGGTGTTGAGGGCATGTCTGCCTCTAAACTTAGAAAGGCAGCTCTAGATGGAGACTTTGCCGCCTTCCGTGGTGGTGTAAGTAAGAACCTGGATGATAAGACCACAAGACAACTATTTGACACCATTCGCAAGAGAATGAATGTGAAGAGTGAGGGATGGGAGGTTGCACCCAAGTTGTTTCCCCAGTCTCTTCGTGAACACTTCATTACTCAAAAACTTTTTCAAGTTGGTTCTTGGGTGGAGAACATGAACCATGGCTTGATTGGAGAGGTAACCCGTCGTGGAGCCAATCATGTGATTGCAGTCACCAAAGAAGGTATCATGTTTAAGTCCTGGCTGAGGGATCTCATTGAGGTTTATGAGATTGGAACTGATGCATATAGGGACCATGCAGTCTCCATGACACCTGGACAGAAATACCCATTTATAAATAAGATTAGGCAAAACTTGAGAAAATCCAGAAAAAGATGAAGGACTCTAAACAAGTCAGATCTGAATATCAATCTTTCGTAGAATCATATTCATCGATCGCGGCTAAAGGGGCTGAAGAAGCCAAGGAAGTCGAGATGAAGAAGAAGTCTTCTAAGAAAGAAAAAGAGCATGACGACGATGATAAGGAGTGTTCTTGTGAGATGGTTCTCATGAGAAAGTCTGGTGCTTTCACCGAACTGGCTGAAAGATACCAGATGAGTGTCAAACAGTTTGCCAGATTTGTTGAGGCTAATCAGGGTCTGTTCGACATCGAGACCCGTAAGAAAGCCATTCTCGCAAACAAGTTTTCTGGATTTAAAGAGTCTGTAGAATGGGATGAGTTCTTCGGTGATCTTGAACTGGTAGAGAGCCTGCAAAGTAAAGTCAAGGGTGCTCTTGACAAGGCTGCCAACTTCATGGACACCAACCCAGTTGGTAAGGCTGCTAAGAAAGTTCTGCAACCAGTTGGTGCTGGTCGCAAGACTGCAAGACCTATGGGTGGTGATAAGACTCAACTCACCAGAGAAGAGGTAGAAGAACTTCAAGAAATTCAAACCAAAGAGACTGCATCAGGAACCAAGTATAAGGTTCGTGTAAAGGAGAAGGATACTGGTTCTTCCTATATCCGTTATGCAACCCGTGAAAAGATTGCACAACTCCGTGCCGATCCCAAGATTGCATCTGTTGAGATGACCGATGAGGGTGAAGCTCCTGAGGATAAGGGTGAAAAGAAAGCCCAAGCCAAGGGTGGTGGTCTCGCCGTCAAGGCGAAGAAGATGAAGGAGAAGAAAGAGAAGGAGGCTGCTGCACCAGCCAAACCTCAAAAAAGAAGTGTCACTACCGAAGGTATGGATCCTGTCGGTCAGGAAGATGCTGACATTGACAATGACGGTGACACCGATAAGAGTGATGAGTATCTCCACAAGAGAAGAAAGGCCATCGGTAAGGCCATGAAGAAGAGAGGTACAAAGAAAGAGAGTTTCTCCAATTGGAGAGAAGAACTCAAGGAAATCACGGACGTTCAAGACGCAAAAAAGATTAAGGGTGGGAAGGTAAACAACAAAGTTGTTATCAACCCACCTATGGGCGAAGAGTTTGATCCTCAAAAGGTTGCAGAAGCTCTTGGTGCTGAACTGATTGATTGTCAGAATGAAGCTGTTGAACCCGATGGTGGTGGATCTGCACCACAAGTGCCTGCTCCTGTTGCAAAGTTTGTGGATGAACTTCCGCAGAAAGCGAAGAAAGCAGTCAAGAAAATCAAGTCAATGGTAACTGGCGAGGAAGTTAAACCAGAAGGTGAAGTCATCGATGAGAAGAAACTCACCAAACCTGAAATGAAAAAGAAAGAGGAAATCGTCAAGTCCATGAAGAAGGACAAGAAGGGTTTCGAAGGTCGTTATGGTGATCGTGCAAAGGAAGTGATGTACGCCACTGCAACTAAGATTGCAAAAAAGAAGGCTTGATTCCTATATAAACAGTAGCCGCTATTAGTATCATGTGGGCCCTACTTTTCCCCTTTGCAAAATCTGTCGTACTGAAAGCTGTTGAATCAGAACAGGCTAAAAGACTTGTTGTTGATGTCCTCAAGCGAATTGTGGCGAGAACGGATAACGATCTTGATGATCTTGCAGTGGAACACTTAGAAAAAGCCCTCTTTCCAGAGGGTTAATCAAGAGGAGGGCGT